CTTGAAGTAGTTTTTATGGGGTCATTAGTTCTATTGATGTTCCTACCCCACACACACGCTACTAATAGTAGTTCGATGTTCCATGGTTGTCGGTTTGCCTAGTTCCAGTTTAAACCCAAACTAATGTAGGGTTATAGCTACGCTCTCGATAAAGCCGCTTCGTTTGTAGGGTAATAGCAGTCCAGCGGACGTGGCCGCTTAGGATGACCCCGGCGGCCCCCTTTTATTTTTCTGATGTATGATTTTATTCTACTCACTCACCATCGGTAATATCCAACCTATATAAGAAAACGCTAATATGGCTAACGGGAAAAAAGATTACCGCAAGAAGGTTATGCCTTATGATAGGGAGGCTAAAAAGAGGAATTTAACTTTAGGGCAGTTAAATGCGTTGCGACATTTATGGCTGGTTCAAAAAATTGGAAGACCTTTGGCTGATGCTAGGGAAGGAAACAGAAGCACAAATATACCATTCCTAAAAGGGTTATTGACTAGTAATGATGATCCTATAGATTACTGGAATAATCGGGTTGCTGACAAATTTTTGGGGGGAGGCACTAGCTTGATGAGCCTACACCCAAGAAATTCTTTTCAGAGGGCTGCTGATAGTATAGAGTGGTTCCCTAGAATGAGAAATCCTCAATATAAATGGAAAATTACTGGAAGATGAAACATCTACAAGATAGAAACACAAACTACTTTAAACATCTATATTTTGCTTGGAAAACCAGCAGTCAGTTATTGGTTCTGGTTATTGTGGGCTTAATACATGGGCTGATACCTTGGGTTTTTCAAACTCATGTATCGTCAGAAATTCANAGAATAAATGGGAAATTTGAAACATNATGAATCCACAAATGATGGCACCTCCAATGCCTGAAGCAATGCCTGATCCAGCGCAGATGCAGCAAGCAGTTATGCAACGACTTCAGGAACTAGAAGCAGAGAAAGCTGAACTAATGGCTATCCTACAACAGATGGAGGGGCAAGCAGCACCTCAAGCGATGCCACCCGCTATGGCTCCAGCGGGTCCTGAAATGGCTGCTGGGCCACCTGTGGGCGGTCCTCCAATGGGCGGTCTGCTAGGTTGACAGATAAGCAGGAATTATTCATAGAGCAGTATTGTCTTTCTGGTAATGCTGCGCGATCCGCTGAATTAGCGGGTTATAGCTCTCCTAAACAGAGAGGTTATGAATTAAAAAACAAGTTTGCCTTTGAAATAGAAGAGCGAACACGCAAGCTGATACAGGATTGTGTGCCGGGTGCTTTGTCTCAATTGAAATCCTTGTCAGAAGATGCAGAAAGCGAGAGCGTCAGGCTAGGCGCGGTAAAGGATATTCTCGATAGGGCTGGGCTAAAGCCCACAGAAAAGATCAGACAGGAAGTTTCCCATGTGGAAACTGCTTCCACTGATGAATTAAAGCGGGAATTGGAGGCTCTTGTCGGGCCATTAAATTAGAGGCTCCCTATAGTGAATTTATTTGACTATTACCCTTACCCAAAGAAAGTAATTAGCGAAGGGTTAAGTGGTCTTCTGGATATGGTGATTCCATCAGCGGAGGCAAATCAATTTAATCTACCAATAGATAATAAGGTATGGCACTCTGAGTATCTGTATGGAAAACCAGCAATTCCTGAAGTTGCTGGTAGGTATAAAGATGTTAAGGCGGGTAAGAATAGGGTATTAGTTAGGCTTGATTTAACAGCGGGTGAAAGGGCCGGAAAAGAAGATAAGATTGCTAGAAAAAGCCAAGGACAGCTATCTAAGGAAGGCCAACCCCAAGGATCGAAAGGACCGGGATTAACAAATATACATTTATTTGACGAAAAGACTGGAAAGTTAAAAACTGAGAGGATAGGGGTTACAAGGGGAGGAGCTTTAAAAGGTAAAATAGATTTTGTAGTAGATCAAGCTTCTAGAAAGAGTACTTTAAAGTCTGGAAGTAAAACTGCCAATACTGGAGTTGTTGGAACGAACTTTCCCAGAATGACTGAAGAGCAAATAAAAAACTTAAAAACAAATGGAGTTATTTTGCGATATAACCCCATGACGCAAAATGCGTTTACTGATTTACATGGTCGGGTTGTAAAGCCCTTAAATGGGTACGCTTGGAGCGAAGGTGGTAGGGTTTGGGTATTGGATAGAAATTGGTCTAAGAAAGGGGTTAAGTTCTATGAAAGTAAGGAATCCTTACCAAAAAATATAAGAGATAATATTAAAAGGGGTGATATGAAATACAATTTTAGCCCTAGAGATGAGAAACTAAGTCGTAGAAGAAGCGCGACAGGTGGTGGGGGATTGGGTGGTGGTCGATGGGTAAAAGACAAGATGGGACGTAGGCAATTGAAAATAATGTAACATGCCAATACAAGAATGCAAACTAAAGAGCGGTAAGAAAGGCTGGAAGTGGGGAAGCAAAGGTAAGTGCTACCCAAGTCGCAGTCAAGCGGAAAAACAAGCAAAGGCGGCGTATGCCAGCGGATATAAAAAAAGCGGTAGAAATAGCAAGAGAGCTTAAAAAAAGGGAGCGGTTTAATAAGATCGAATTTTATGATCCGTACCCTTATCAGCAAGAGTTTCACTCTACTGGAGCAAGTGCAAACCAGCGGCTACTAATGGCGGCAAACCGAATAGGGAAATCATATTCCGGTGCCGCAGAAATGGCTTACCACCTGACAGGACTATATCCTAAATGGTGGAAGGGTAGAAGGTTCGGCGGACCTATTACCGCATGGTGTGGTGGTGTATCGAATGAAACCACCAGAGACATTGTTCAGGCAGAGTTATTGGGTTCCCCAGATGATCCAGAGGCATTTGGTTCCGGTGCAGTTCCAAAACAATCAATAGTAAAAACGGAACGAAAGCCCGGTGTACCTAACGCTAAAGCGGTGGCTTTGGTTCGTCATATCACAGGCGGGAACTCTTCTTTATTCTTCAAGGCCTATGAAATGGGTGTTGAGAAGTGGCAGGGTCGTTCAGTGGATTGTGTATGGTTAGATGAGGAACCGGGGCGAGATATATATAGCCAAGCTGTAACGAGAACCTTGGATAGACGGGGTATGGTTTATATGACGTTCACCCCTGAGTCTGGAATGACAGAAACAGTTGCGGCATTTATGAATAATATTCAGACGGGACAATCCCTGTCAAACGCAACGTGGGACGATGCTTCCGAAAAGATACAGTCCATGAACGGAAATGATGGACATCTTTCTGAAGAGGTTATGACTCAGATTCTGTCTGCGTACTCTCCACATGAAAGAGAGATGCGTCGATACGGAAGACCATCTATAGGTTCTGGTTTAATCTTCCCAATACCAGAAGACAAGTTAATGTGTTCCCCTTTGATTATCGAGGATCACTGGCCCAGAATAGCGGCAGTGGATTTTGGTTGGGATCACCCAACAGCCCTTGTTTGGTGCGCTTTAGATAATGAAACGGAAACATTTTATGTGTATGATTGTTACAGAGAAAGTAAGGCAAGTCCTGCTGTCCATGCGGAAGTTATACGCAGGAGGCCGCATTTTATACCCATAGCCTACCCGCATGACGGCAATCGCAGGGATAGCATGGGAAATCCGGGTCTTGCCGACCAGTATAGAAATTTAGGTTGTAATTTTTTATTAGAGCATTTTACCAATCCGCCAGCATTGGGGCAGAAGAAAGGTTCTAATTCTATAGAAGAGGGGATAATGGCAATGTATCAGGCTATGGAGTCTGGTAAGTTTAAGGTCTTTGATACACTAACAGATTGGTTTGAAGAGTTTAGAATGTACCACAGAAAGGAAGGTAAGGTGGTTCCTATTCGTGATGATATAATGAGCGCAACTAGGTATGCTTTTCAATCAAAGAGGTTTGCACTGGCCGGGCATGATCCTTCGTGGACTAACGAAGTAGAGTACCGGCAATATGGGATTATTTAATGGCTCAAAAAATTACTGAAGAAGAACTATTAACCAGAATAAAGGGCGAGATTACTGACGCTCTTGGATATAGTGATACTCTCTCTGTACAAAGAGAGAAGGCTATGGAGTATTATTACGCGCTTCCCTTCGGGAATGAGGTTGAAGGCCGTTCTCAGTTTGTTGACTCTACCGTTCAGGATACTATAGAGTGGATAAAGCCGTCCTTGATGAGAATCTTTGCGGCTGGTGATGAGATGGTTAAGTTTAACCCTGTAGGCCCAGAAGACGTTGCAATGGCTAAACAAGCTACAGATTACGTCAATCATGTGTTTACCAAAGACAATAAGGGTTGGGAAATCTTATACTCTTGGTTTACTGATGCGTTAATGCAAAAGAATGGTATCGTCAAGGTGTGGTGGGATGAATACGATGATATCCAGAGAGAAGAGTATAGGGGTTTAGATGAGATAGGTTTTGAGGCGTTAATAGCTCCTGATGGGGTAGAGGTTATAGAGCATACAGAATATCCCGAAGGCGAGTATATGCTACATGATGTAGTTATCACAAGGGATACTTATGCTGGTAAAATTCGCGTAGAGAATGTTCCGCCTGATGAGTTTCTGATTGCCAGAGAATCTAAGAATATAGAAGATGCTAGATTTATTTGTCACAGGGTAGAGAAGACATTATCCCAGCTAAGGGAAATGTACCCNGATCAGGATTTAGTTCCAGAAGAATTAGGCGGCGGGTTTAATGAGGATGAATACTCAGCAGAAAGATTAGCCAGATATGAATTCGATAAGTCTGCCAAGTATTGGAGCGGTTCTTGGAGTGGTAGTGCTGAGGCTGATGAATCCCTGAGAACCTATTGGTTGCACGAAAGTTTTATCAGGACAGATTATAATGGCGACGGAATTGCGGAATTAAGGAAAGTATGTACAGTCGGAGATTACGTTTTAGCCAACGAAGAAATAGATGAGATTCCATTTGTTTCATTATGCCCGATAAAAATACCGCATAAGTTTTTCGGATTGTCTGTTGCAGATTTAGTCATGGACCTTCAATTGATGAAGAGTACATTGATGCGCAACCTGATGGACAATATGTACAACCAGAACTTCGGCAGATACGCTGTACTGGAGGGACAAGCGAACCTAGATGATTTACTGACACAACGGCCCGGTGGCGTAGTTCGCGTAAAATCCCCCAACGCTATCACGCCCCTCGCGACTCCGCCACTGGAGCCGTACACTTTCCAAATGCTTGAATACTTGGACGGTGTTAGAGAATCTAGGGCTGGCGTATCGAGAATGTCTCAGGGGTTAGATCAAAACGCCCTGACCTCTCATACTACAGCAACTGCTGTCAACGCTGTTATGACAGCATCGCAAAGTAGAGTAGAACTAATCGCCAGAAACTTCGCAGAAACTGGCGTAAAAGAATTGATGGAACGTATCTACCAACTCCTCTTGAAAAACCAAGATAAAGAAAGAGTTGTTATGTTGCGTAATGAATGGGTTCCTGTTAGACCTGATGCTTGGAACGACAAGTCTGACTGCACCGTTTCGGTAGCCTTAGGTAATGGGAACAAAGACCAGCAACTTTCACATCTAACAGTGATGCTACAGTTTGCCGGTGATGCGATGAGAGGGGGATTACCAATCGTCAATATGCAGAATATGTATAACATTGGTTCGGCTATGATAAAGAATATGGGCTTTCAAAATGTTGATGACTTCTTAACTAATCCTGAAAACTTGCAACCAGAAGGGCCATCTCCAGAAGAGCAAATGGCGCAGATGGAAATGCAAATAAAACATAAGGAATTAGAATTGAAGGCTGCCGATATTCAGGTCAAGCAAAATAAGATAGACCAAGTAGCAGCAGATGATGCTATGGATGCTAGACTAAAAATGGCAGAGCTTGAACTGGAACGTGAACAAAAGAGGGCAGTCGCAATAGGAGCAACATGAGTCGGGAAGACGATGCAAGAAGATTATTAGAAGATAAGTTATTTGTAGAAGCATTTGATACGTTGGGGGAGGAGTTGCAGAGTAGGTGGGCAGCTACCAGTGTAGAAGATGTAGCACAGCGAGAGTCAATCTGGCTGGCATTGAGATTGCTTGACAGAATCCAAGCACATATTACGTCCATAGTTGAAACTGGACACATGGCTAGGATAATGGAAAAGCAACACCCACACATCTAGGAGAAATTTAAAATGGCGGACACGCAAGAAGCCCCGCAGTTAGTAGAAAAGGCAGGAATGCCGGGTAGTATTAGTGAAGCACAAGACGCGATACTTGGCTTATTGAATCCTGAAGAGGAACAGCAAGAAGCACAAGAGGAGCAACCTTCAGAAGAGGAAGAGTCTATAGAGGAAACTCCAGACGAATCATCGGAAGAAGTCCCCGAAGAGGAAGAAGAATCCGAAGAGGAAGAATCTGAGGATGAAGAAGAATCTGAGGAGTTTGACGAGGAGGAAGAAGAGGCACTTTATGCTGTTCGCGTAGATGGCGAAGAGCAGGAAGTTACTCTTGAGGAACTTCTAAAAGGTTACAGCCGACAGTCAGACTATACCAAAAAGACGCAAGATGTTGCCAACGAGAGGCGCGAAGTTGAGGCATTGCAAGAGCAATATAACTCCGAAGTAGCGCAGATTCAGGCGGAGCGTCAGCAGTACATGGAAGCACTGACCAATATTATTCAAAATTCGAATATGGATCAGTTTGCGAATGTTGATTGGAATTCTTTAAAAGAGAACGACCCTATTGAGTACGTAACAAAACGTGAGGAATATAGGGAAGCTCAAGAGAGAATACAAGGACTTCANCAGCAACAAGCACAAGCTGCACAAAGGACAAACCNATGAAGACCAATTAGCTCATACAAAGAACTATGCGGGAAGAATATGGTAAACTCGTTGAGGCAATACCNGAGTGGTCGGACGAAGAATACAGGAACAAACAAACAGCGTCCTTGCGTTCTTATGCCACTAATAATGGATTCCACCCCAGAAGAGTTAAATAGCCTAGTAGACCATCGTTCAATTCTGGTTTTAATGAAAGCTCAGAAATACGATAGTCTTCAGAAAGCAGATGTGAAGTCTAAGAAATTAAAGAACAAGCCCAAAGTTATTCGATCTGGTACAGGTAATCCAGAAAGAAAGAAATCAGCAGCAAAGCAGAAACGTACTGAACAGATGAAGCGTCTTAAAGAGACAGGGCATGTTGACGATGCCGCAGGACTCTTTGAGGATTTTATAGACTTTGATACATAGGAGGTAAGCCTAATGGCAGTACCACTTAATACTCGACTACGTTACGGCGCTGTAGGTGTCCGCGAAGATTTGAGTAACATTATTTATAACATTAGCCCCACGGATACACCGTTTATGTCGGGCGCGGGACAGGGATCGTGCGACAACACGCTCTTTTGAGTGGCAGAAAGATATTCTAGCTGCCGCTGCTGCGAACCAACAGGTTGAAGGTAACAACCCGGATGCGCTGGAAGTTGTAGAACCCACAAGGTTAAGCAACTACACCCAAATCAGCTACAAAGCTGTCCAGAGTTCGGGAACTGCCGAAGCGGTAAATTTTGCGGGTAGAAAATCAACCCAAGCCTATCAACTTGCAAAGCGAGCTAAGGAAATTAAGCGTGATATGGAACTCATGCTGACTGGCGAAGATACCAAAACAGATGGTGCTTCTCCTTCCCCCGGCCCAGCTTCCGCAAGAAAGACGGGCGCTTTCATGTCTTGGCTAGGTGAGTCACCAGCCGCTACTTCAAACATCATCGACGGTTCGGCTTCTCCGGTTGCACCTATTGCCAATGCTGGCACGGGCGCTTCGGTAGCAACTCCTTCCGGTTCTGATGCTGTTTTGACGATGGCTATGGTAAATGATTGCGTAGAGCAGATTTACAAAGCCGGTGGCGGTGCAGATACCATCATGTGTGACGCTCCACTAAAAGTGAAGATGTCATCGCTTGCTGGTTCTACGGTTGCTGATATTGTCAAGAACTGGGACAAAGACGCTCCAGCACACGCTGTAAATGCTGTTGATGTTATTGTCACAGACTTTGGCACTTTCCGCATTGTACCAAGCCGATTCTGTTTGGCTAACCAGTTGTATTTCATTGATTTCGATTTCTGGTCAATTGACTATCTACGTCCGTTCCAGACCGAAACACTGGCTAAAACTGGTGATTCTGTTAAGCAGATGATGATTGCTGAATACGGCCTACGTGGTAAGAATGGTCAGTCTTCAGGCGCATTGATTGGCGTCAAAGATGCCTAATATGTGAGATAGGGGTGGCCCTTCGGGGCCACTCCGACCTTATGTTTATATATAATAGTATACCTACAGTAGTTGTACAGGACAATGTTATTACTCCTGCCGAATGCAAATCTATTATTAGTTTAGCTAAAAGTCTTGGGCTAAGAGAGCAGGAGGTAAATAAGAAAGGCAAGACAAAATCCGATAGTCAGAGGAGTAGTACAGGAATCGGTATAGATGTAAATTATAATGATTCGGTGCATGAAGTTACAGAAAGATTGGCTGCTATTTGCAGGATGCCCTTGAGTCATTCTGAACCTATGAATATACAAAGGTATATTCCGGGGCAAAAATACACACCGCATTATGATGCGGCTAGAGATAGCGAAGAGATGCCGCCTGAGTTCTATTTAAAGGAGTCTGGTAACAGGGCGGTAACAATGATAGCCTACCTAAATGATGTTGAAGGTGGGGGAGGTACGGGGTTTCCTAATCTTGGTTTTGTTGTCAAGGCATTTACCGGAAGAATTCTCATGTTTGGGAATTTAGATGAAAACAGTGATGCTCACCCATTGTCACTTCACATGGGTATGGAACCAAGTGGCGGAGAAAAATGGATGTTTACTTTATGGTTTAGAGAGAAAGAATATATGTCAACTAAAAAGGCTTTGGAGAGAAAGGGAAACAAAAAAGCTAAGAAAAAACCTAATGGGTTAGCAAGACAAAGTAATAGAGACTTGCATAGGGAAATAAAGAATATAGTAGATACTCCGGGTAGATTGCCGCTATGAAAAAATTTGAAGCGCCCAGACCCTCTACCTTTGAGGATCATGGAGATGGAACTTACAGTATAGTAACCCATCAAGATGTAGAACCTATCATAGAAGAAAATAAAAAATTCCTCAATGAATATGGTGATAAACTGACTCCCGGTAAACAAGTACATGGTCATAAGGTAGCATCTATACCATTCACTGTATGGGAGCAATGGATGACCGATACAAACGGGGCTATAGAGAAAGACCCTAAATTGTTAAAGAAATATTTAAATAACCCTGACAACAAGTTTTTCAGGACAACACCATCGAGGCTATAACTATGTGGCTATACAATCCCGGTCAACCCGGAGCGACACAAACCAACTACGCAATTCTAAATAACAGCGTTTACTTTATCGCCCGTAGATAATGGCAATTTCGACGTACACAGAACTGCAAACTGCGGTAGCTAACTGGCTTGATAGGGATGACCTATCTGCTAGAATACCTGAGTTTATTACATTAACAGAAGCAAGATTTAATAGGCTTCTTCGAATCAGAGCTATGGAAGCTGAAGCAACACAGCTTTTATCGGCGGGAACGAGAGAATATAATTTACCTACTGATTACTTGCAAATGAGAACTGTGCATTTAACGACTGATCCAATAACGCCATTAAGTTATATTACCCCTGAAATAATAGGACAGGATATGGTCAGGAAGCACACAAGGAAGGCCAGCTAACTACACAATCAAGATAGGTAAGGTGTCGTTAGGCCCAGCACCTGACTCTGCTGATACGATGAAGTTCCTTTATTATAAGAAAGTTCCAGCTTTAAGCGGTTCTGTAGCAACCAATAATATATTGACTGATAACCCTGATATCTATTTGTATGGATCACTTCTGGAAGCAGAGCCTTTCCTGATGAATGACCAGAGGGTTCAATTGTGGGCTACTGCTTTCCAACAGTCAATCTCAGACATACAAACACAGGATGAAAAGGATCGTCATTCAGGTGATCTTAGAATCTTGAATACAGGTGGGTACTTCTAATGGCTTTAGAATCTGGCAATTATCTTAATAATCTAGTAAAAACAAACCCAACCGCTGCTGACCCAGTATCGGAAGGCGAAGACCATTTACAATTAATCAAAAAGGTTCTACAGCAGTCCTTCCCGTCTGTTAATCAGGGAACAAACGTAATACATGCTTCGGCTACAGCCCCCTCCTTGATAGTTGCTGACGGTACGCATAAAGGCTCTCAGGGATTATTATGGTATGATACTTCTACGGATACCCTAAAGATAAATAACTCAACAACTGCTGTTGCTAGCTGGGTAACATTGGCGGTTAGCCCAGACACCAGTAATTCTGTAGACGTAAATGCGGGAACAATTGACGGTGCAGTTATTGGCGGAACTACACCAGCAGCGATAACAGGTACTACACTAAAAGGTGATACCAGTCTAGAGTTAGCTACTGGAGCAACGGTAACAGGTATTGATAATGGTGCGTTAGGATCGAGCGCTACGTTGCTGGCTACTCAGGGCGCTATCAAGACATATGTTGATGCCCAGATAACTGCTGAAGATTTAGACTTTGAGGGTGATAGTGGTACAGGCTCGATAGACTTAGACAGCCAGACATTAGACATAGCTGGTGGCGCTAGTATTACCACAACCGCATCAGGGCAAACATTAACTGTAGCTGCTGATGATGCAACTACTTCAGCTAAAGGTGTAGCGTCATTTGACTCTAATCATTTTGATGTAACGACTGGTGCGGTATCCATAAAAGCTGACAGCATTGATGATACCTTGATTGACTTTGGTACTGGAGCCAATCAAGTTAGCACGGCTGATGTTCCAGAGGAAACAAACCTTTACTACACTAACGTCAGGGCAGACGCAAGGATAGCAGCAGCAGATGTTGGCGATCTAAACAACGTAGATACCACTGGCGTTGCTGACGATGACATTCTAAAGTATGACTCTGCTAGTGGGACATTCAAAGTAGAGGCTGACAGAATAGCGAATCA